TACCCCGACGTCCGGGTCGACGCCCCCCTCAAAGGTGGGGACCCCGCCGCGAAACGGGCCGAACGCAAGGAGCGGGTCGTCGCTTCCTACGACAGCGAGGACCGGATGCCGATGCAGCTCTACCAGGTGGGCCGCTGGCTTCCCGGCTACGGGTTCGCCGCCTGGATCATCGAAACCCGCCTCTCCGCTGATGGGGTCCCCTACCCGCACGCCGCGTTGCGGGACCCCTACGACTGTTACCCCTCAGCGTGGGGGGTGGAACAGAAACCCGACGAGCTGGCCGTGTGGCGGCGCATCACCGCCAAACAAGCCAAGACCCTCTTCCCCAAATATGCGTCGGTGGTGGAGTCGTGGTCGCAGGGTCACGCCCGGGGATGGTCCGGCGGGTTCGTCCTCGGCGAAGGGCAATGGTCCAGCCCGCAGGGTCAGGGGATGTCCGTCGTCGAATTCTACGATTCGGACGGCACCCACACCCTGTTGCCCGACATTGGGAAGCGGGTCGACTACACCCCCAACCCTCTCGAGTCGGGACCGGCGTTCGTCATTCCCAAACGGTTCTCCTTCGACCAGTTGTTAGGCCAGTACGACCACACGTTCGGGCTGATGGCTGCAATGGCGAAAATCAACGTCCTCTCCATCATCGCCATGCAAGACGCGGTCATGTCCCCTACCGATATTGTCGGGGATAAGCCGTTGGGCGGCCAGTACCGGAGGGGCCGCAACGCGGTCAACGTGTTCCCCCCCGGCACCACCGTCAACCGGCCCGTAGCGAATTTGCCCTACCAGCTTTTCGAGCAGATCAACCGGATAGAAAGACATTTCAGGGTCGTCGCCGGCTACCCGATCCAGGACGACGCCCAGAGTCCTACTAGTTGGGCGACCGGTGCGGGTATTGAGGAGCTGCAAACGTCGGTGAACAACGAGGTCGGCGAATACCACGTCGTCCTCGAAGCCGCCCTACAGGATTTGGATGCGAAGCGGCTGGAATGGGATGAGAAGGTTTCCGGTGATAGGAGCAAACCGCTTGTCGGCACCCGTAAGGGGATCGCCTACGCCGAGGAATACAAGCCCAACACTCATATCAAAGGCGATTACCGGACACGGCGGCATTACGGGGTGATGGCCGGGTTCGACGAATCCTCCAAGATCGTCGCCGGCCTCCAACTCAAATCGGCGAAGATCATTTCCCGTCGGGGGATGCAAGAGGAAATCCACGGCCTCGAGAACCTGACCGAAATCAACGAGCAGATCGACTCCGACGACGCCCGCGAAGCGTTGATGCAAGGACTGATGGCGAGGACTCAGAGCCCGGATCCGGCGCAGGCGGACCGGGCGGTCATGGCCCTCATCGAATTCTTGCCCAAAGGCGAATTCAAGACGGCGATGCAGAAGTTCTACACCCCCGCCGAACCCCAAACCTCCCCCGAAGAGGAAGCCATGCTGACCGCCGACCCGCTTGCCGGCCTGTCCGGCCCGGGTGGGGGACCTCCCGACATCACCACCGTCCTCTCCCGACTCCCGTCGAGGGGCCGGACCGAAGGTGGCGTGCAGACCGTGGCGCAGGTATGAGCCTCGCCCGCTACACCGGATACCGGGTGTCACATCGGGGCCTGGGCCTTAGCCGCGGCGCCCGCCCCCGGGCTCGCATCGAAGAGGACCGGTTCTGTGAGTGTGGGGAGAAACTGTCGGTCTACAACCAGGGGACCACCTGTTACCGCCACCAGAAGTCGGTGCGACGCAAGGAGAACATCAGGGTTCAGCGGAGAGGCCGCTGAATGCTCCTGAGAGCGAGGATTCATGGGACGTAACCGTCCAGGCACCCAACCGATACTTTTGCCGACTGGCGGCCCCCAGGGGCAGCGTCAGGCGTTGCAGGCCGCACAGCAGGCGGTCCCCCTCCCCGCCGGCCCGGTCGGGATGGCTGGAGGCGCGCAGGCTCCCCCACCGCCGGACATGCCGAGACCCGACATTTTCGGTCCCACCGCACGTCCCGACGAACCTTTGACCGCGGGCGCCGCGCTCGGGGCGGGACCTCCGAACCCGGGGATGCTTCCCGAAGACCCCGCCGAACTGCTCCGTCTGCTCAACACTCTCTACCCGTCGCCCGGTACTAAGAGGATGATGGAAAGGTTCAACAATGCCAGTGCGTAAAGTGGGGCGGTCCTACCGGATCGGGTCGGGGAAAGCCCGCTACAAATCCCGGAAGTCGGCGGCCCGGGCCTATAAGGGGTATAGGGCGCGGAAGCGGCGACGTGGCTGACGAGGCCACACGTCTCGAATTCGCTGAGAAGATCCGCGCTCTCTATCTCGAACATTTCGGCGGCGACGCCTTCCAGGGGACCGACAACGACGAACCGGCCGCGCTCGGTGCTGTCCTTCTACTGATGGAGGGCGAACATTTGGACGGGAGGACCAGCCTCCACACCTTCCACGCCAGCTCCTACACCACTTGTAAGGGGATGGCTTGGCGGTTCCTCAACGACGACTTCCGCGTCGAGGACGCCGATGACTAGACCGTTCATGGCGGTGAGCGAAGAGTCGTTGCTGCTCGACGAGGTCGCCCAACGCCGCACCCGCATCCTCGGCAGGGCCGCCACGTTGACCCCCCAAATGGGCCAGTTGGCCGCCTCCTACGCCGACGCCTACCCCTCAATGGATCCGACCCTCATCCAATCCTTCGTCCAAGCCGGACTCCCCGCCGACCTCCCCCAAGTCCAATCCATCGCCGATCAGGCGGCACGTCAGGCGGCAGAAGACGGAGATTTCACCAACCCCGCCGAGGAAGTCCCCGACGCCTGGTATGAGACCCTGTGGAACACCGCAACCTCCTGGGCCAAACCCGTCGTCCGCACCGGGTTCACCATCCTGTCTCTCCCCTTTGAGGAGATCCAAGCCCTCCTCTCGAGCGCAGGACAAGCATTGTTCGACGAGTCGGAACCCTCCAAAGCTGAACTCCCGTTCGCCGGAGCGGGGAATATCCTCCAGTTGGCGAACCCGGGAACCTACGCCGCCTACGCCGGCGACATCGCCGAAGAACTCGCCGACCCCGTCAAACTCATATCCGATTTCTGGACGAACTTCACTGAGAAGGCGGCCCGCTCCGGCGGGTCCATCGCCATATCCAATCTTCTAGAGGGGAAACCGGCCGGTCTCGGCGAAGGGTTCCTACCCGGCGGGGAGGTTTACGCCGAACGGGAAGCCGCCAAATACCGGTTGCAGCTCGACGGCCAGTTCGTCACCCCGGGCCGGATCATGGCCCGGATGGTGACCGAACCCGGCTCCTTCGCCTACCAGACCGTCTCGGGCCTCGCCGACTTCGAGCAGAACATCGTCTTAGACCCTGCCGCCGCCGCTCTGATGGGGGTGGGGAAGTCGAACAAGGCGGCCCAATCCTTCCAAGCGATCGGCGCCATCCCTGGGGTCCGTAAGACGGTGTCGGTGGAGCAGGGTGTCAACCATTTCCTGACCTCCCCCGCCGGCCAACGCACCGTCCGAGCGTTGACGGAGAATCGGGACGTGTACCGGGCGTGGAAGGCGATCGGCCAACCCGGACAAGGCGGCCTCAACCTGGCGAGACGGTTGGCGGCGACCACCGACGACACCGAAACCTTCGACATCCTCGCCGACACTCTCGGCCTGGTGGTCAGGGAGCGGCCGTCCGCCCGGTTCGTCACCAAGACGATCGCCGGACCCAAAAACCATTTCGGCACGCTGATGGGCTCGGATGCGAAAACCCAGTTGGCCGACAACACCCGACTGGACTTCCTGGGGCGGATCGGCCGGTTGGGTGAGGACATGCCGGCCAACAAGATCAGCATTCACGACCCCGACGGCGCCGCCCGCGAACTCGACTTGTGGATGGTCAACGCCCAAATCCCCGAAGCGACTCGGGCCTCCTACATCGAACAACTCTCACGGGTCGAAGCGGGCGACCAAGTCGGCATGTACAACGCGGTGCTCGGACCCCACGGGGTCCTCTCCGGTGCGGAAGGCGCGTTGGTGAAAGAGTGGGGGGTCTCCCCCGCCCGAGCCCGGAAACTGACCGCCTCCCACCAGCGGCTCTCCGACGACCTGACCGCCTACGACTTCGACGATATGGGCCGCAACGTCGACACCCTCGCCCCTCTACGGATCGACGTGGAGGGGACCATGATCGACGTCCGCCCCACCCCCGGCCTGATTTCCGAACTCATCGACGACGTGATTCATTTGCCCGACGCCCGGGACATCCGCCGGGTGACACCGATCGTGAAACAACTCCAGGGGGTCTACGACTCAGGGTTGTGGAAGGGGAGCGTGGACTTCGCAGACGCGGTGATGACCCAGATTTGGAAGCCCCTCCAACTCCTAAGAGGCGCCTACACGGTCCGTGTGGTCGGTGAAGAGCAGGTCCGGGTCGCCGCCTCCGGCTACGACTCGTTGTTCAACCATCCCGCCTCGGCGATCGCATGGCAGCTCTCCGTCGACCCCCAATCCCGCCTCGGCAAACGAGTCGCCGAAGGCGCCAAGAAGCTCATAGATCCGAAAGGCACCCAGACCATGCTCGGCGAAGCGTGGGATGACGTGGTCGAACACCAGTCCGCCCTCTCCCGCGGTTCGGCAGGCCACCGGGGGTTGCCTGGGGAGATCCTGACCGGACGGTATGTGAAGGCCCGTCACGGCGACGAGGGGTTCTACCCGGGGTGGGTGGCTGAACTCTCCCATGAGGCGAACGACCCGGTCATGCGACGGGTCGCCGGAGGTCTCTCCGAAGGGGATTTGCGGTCGATCGGTCGGTCCGGCGGCAAATCCGCAGCCGGAACCCGGACGGTCACCATCAACGGGAAGGCCACATCGGTCGAGTGGACTACTCCCGGAGGGCGCCAGTTCAACGCCGCCGACGTCGATCAGGTCGGTCTCGACGCCGCCGGCAATCGAAAGGTGCTACTGGCCGACGGGACAGTCCTCGGACCCGACGAAATTGACAGTCCCATGTTCAAAGAAATCATGAGGGCTCAGGACGAGTATCTACGTCGAGCACAGGCGGCCGGCAAGTCTCCCAATCCCAAGTTCTACACCCTTGACGACGCCTTCGACGAACTCGCCGATGTTGCGGATGAGGCTCCCTTGTCCACCTTCGATGATGTGTCCGAATGGTTCTGGTCGGGAACCGGCCAGAAATGGCGGAAACAACTCGGCAAGATGGAAGGCCGCGAGGCGTTGCTCACCGACCGTCGGGCCGCGGACGGCTATCTGAAACAGAACATGTTTGACCGGCTGGAGCGGATGACCGGCGGGGACCCCGACCTCGTCGAACTCGTCGCCAAAGGCCGACTCGGAGAAGTGAATCTGCGCGGTGACCGGGGCGGATCCAAACTCGCCGGCATCCTCGAATCCGAATACGACCATGCCGCCCCCAACTTTGTGAAAGCCCCCGAATCGGTCCGCCGCCTGGGTGCGACCAAGAGGACCGGGGACAGATTGGACGCCTTCGTGGAACACCTATTCGGCGCTCTGATGTCCCGGCCCACCAACTACCTCTCCCGGTCTCCGACATTCCGCCAGAAGTATTGGCAGCGAGGCTCAGAACTCATCAGCTCCGCGGATCGGGCCACCCAAGAGGCGATCATCCGGGCTGCTCGAGAGGCCAACGTCGGCGACAAGATCCTCACCGACATGGCCTCCCAAATGCTCAAAGGTGAAGGCACCCGATTGCACTCCCTCGACGACGTCGACGCCCTCGCCAAATCCTTCGCCCTCTCCGAAACGAAAACCCTGCTCTACGACCTCCAGAAGCGGTCCCAGTTTTTCGACATGATGCGTCTGGTCTTCCCGTTCGGTGAGGCGTGGAAGGAGATTGTCACCGCCTGGACCCGCATCCTCCGTCAGAACCCTTCGACCATCCGCAGGTTCCAACAGGCCCTCGAAGGGGCTCGAGGTCCGTCAGTCTTGGGGAAGCCGGAAACGTCTCAGGGGACGGGGGAAGGGTTTTTCCACGTCGACCCTCAGACCGGCCAGGAAGTGTTCACCTATCCGGGCGGGTCACTCGCCTCGAAAATGCTCGGGTTGGGTGAGGGTGGTGCCGGCGTCAACTTCGTGGGGAACGTGTCGGGGTTGAACATTGTGGCGGCGACCGCCATCCCCGGGTTCGGTCCCGCCGTCCAAATCCCCGCCTCCCACCTGATTCCCAACACTCCCAAATGGGATGATCTGAGAAATGTCATCCTCCCGTTTGGAGATTCCGAAAGCCCGATCGCAGCGGTGCTCCCGTCGTGGGCCGAAAAACTGCGGGAAGTGTTCTCCCAACCTGACAAGAACCACCGTCAGTTCGCCAACACCGTCACCGACGTCATGCGCGCCCTCGCCGCCACCGGCAAATACTCGTTGACCACCGCGGAGGGCCAACAGAAGCTCTTGGACGCGGCGACGTCGAAGGCGAAAATCCTTTACTTCATCCGGGGTATCGCCCAATCAACCGTCCCCACCGGCCCCTCCCTCCAGTGGAACACAAAGGACGTCCAGGGCAACATCATCCCCGTCAAAGTGCTCTCCGACGATCTGCGCCGGCTCACCGAGGAGTATGGGGGGGACAGGACCGCCGCCTTCAACGAGTGGGTCACCCGCTACGGTGTCGACAACGTCCTCGCGGTCATCGGCAAATCCGAATCCGTCCTCGAACGACCGGTCACCGAGCAGGGCGACTCTTGGTTGCGAGCCCATGCCGAAGCCGAACGCGACTTCCCGTTGAGTATCGGCTACTTCGCCCCTGAACCCGCCGCCGGAGCGTTCGACTACACCGCCTATCTCCGGGCATTCGAGACCGGCGCACGCGAGGCGACGACCCCTGCCGAACAGCTCGCCCTTGCCAACGACTTTCTGGGTCGGGTCCAGTGGGAGCAGGCGAAGAAGATCGCCGCCGGCCGGCCGGGTCCGGTCACCGGAATCTGGTTGGCGCAGGTCCGCACTCAGATCGCCGCCGAATACCCCGGGTTCGACGGGTGGGTTTCACAGCGGATCGCCGAACAGCATCCGACCGCCGAGCAGACCATCACCGAACTCCGCGACGCCGTCAACAACCCTGAACTGGCTCAGACGGATGCGGGGCGGGGGATCATCAAATACCTGTCCGCTATCACCGTCGCCGAACAGTTGGTCACCCAACTGCCGGGGAATGTCCGCCGCTACCAGCAGGCGAAATCCGCCGCACCGATCCGAGCGTTGTTGAGGTCGGCGGCCCGGGAAATCATCGCCCAACACCCTGACTTTGCGCGGGTGTGGACCGGAGTTTTTGAACGTGAACTGGCTGAGGATGAGGGGGTCTGATGGCTAAGAAGATGACTCTCGAACAAGCCAAAGCCTATATCGACGAGGCTTTGGGCCTACCAATCGAACAGGTCGACCCCGAGAAGCTGGCTGAGGCGATCGACGTCCTCGACCGTGAAGAGAAATCTCTGGTAAGTGGTGTGGTTTCAGGGGCGGCGGGGTCGGTCACACCTGAGGCACGCCGCCTCCAAGCCGTCCTTGCCGACGCCGGAGACATTCTGGATCGGCTGACGACGGGGATCGCTCAGGCGGGGACCGACTGGTCGAAGATTTGGACCGCCACCACCGACGCAATATCGGGTGCGGTATCAACAGCGTCGAAGAAGATCGACGCCTTCTACGACCGGGTCCAACCCGGCGGCGAAACCTATCTGAGTCGGGCGCAAGAACTCCAACAGCGGGTCACCGGAACCGAAACCCCGCCGGAGGGCGCCCCCCTCACCGGCCGCGGGCAGGTGTTGGCTGCGGATAGGGCTAGGCGAACCCGCCCCCCCGCAGCCGGTTCCACTATCAGCCCGTCGCTGCGCCGGAGGGCAGAATCCGCCGCAGCCGCCGCCGGGTTGGACCCGGGGATCGTCGACCAGATCGTCGCCCAGGCCGCCACCCAGATCAAAGCGAACCAGACCCTCGAAAGTCAGGGGGTTCCTCTCGAACCGGGAACCCCGCTCACCGTCGAAGACTTCCTACAAGACCAGATTGTTGCCTGGGAGACCGCCGCCGGACCGATCGGCGTCCCCGCCGGCTACACCGTCACCCGAGCCGAACGCCGACCCGATTCGATGTTCGGAGAGGCGGACCCTCGAGCATGGGTCGACCAGGAGCGGGGACCCCGATACTTCGAGGGCGACCAGTTCAACTTCTCAGGACTTTCCCCCGAAGACACCGAGAAACTGCAAAAGAGACTTGTTGACGCGGGGCTGATGGAACCGGGCGAGTATTGGCCGGGGATCCTCACCGACGTCGAATACCAGGCGATCCTGTCGACGATGGGGATGGCGAACAACTCGGGGAAGACCATCGACGAGGTCCTATTCAACATGGCCGCCAACCTCCCCGAATCCATCAAAGAGGCCCGCAGGTTGAGGGATGCGGCCAAAGTGTTCCAGGCGGACCCGTTCATCAAACCCGACCCGGCCGCCCTCAACCAGTCCGTCAAAAACGGGTTCCGCAACGAACTCGGCCGTGACCCGACCCGCTCCGAATTGGCGGAGTGGGCGGGACGGTTGGGTGCGGACGCCGAAGCCCAATATCGCCAGGAGGTCCGCGCCGCGGAAGCGAAATTCAATACTGCGGTCGCCATCGAAGAGACCGGGGTTGCACCGTCTCCAGGCACGTTCACCGAGGTCGACCCCGTCGCCCGCTTCCAAGAGGAATTCGACAAGCGGTACGGCCCTGAAATCGCCTTCCGGGAGTCACAACCGCTGGTGGCTGAGAACCAGGCCAACGTTTTCCAATCTCTCGCGACGATGGGACACCTGATCGGATGAGACCCTTTGAACAACAGACTCAAGAGCCGACCCCTCTCCGGTCTTTGCTGACCGCGGTTCTGGAGAGGAAGGCGAACCGGGACGCCGGCGGGCAGCGGGTCAACGTCAACGATCTGCTCCCCGGCGCCGACGACCCCTTCGAGGGTTCGGTTGACCCTGATTTCATGCCGGAGGGGAACTACGACTGGTTCGACCCGACCGTCAACCCCGACGACCCGACCACCGACTTTTCAGGGATGAGCGCAGCGTCGGGACCTGGGAAACCGGGGAAGGGGATGGACTGGTTTCGGGGTGGGGAAGCCCCCAACAACTACCAGAACCGCAACAACCCGCTCTACCAAGCGAGACGGGACTTCTCAGTGGCGATCGCTCCCCAACTCGAGGACCAGTTCGGAGTGTCCGCCCACGGCTCCGCCGGCCACTTGCGCGCCCCCCAGAAAGGCGACGCCGCGCCCGGAGGAAGATCAGCGAATTCGGACCATTATTCGGGTGGGGCCACCGACTTTTTCGGGACCGTCGAAGAACTCGACGCCCTCCACGACTTCCTCATCACACAGCCCTACGTCTCGTTCATCCGGTGGCGCAGCGAATCTCATGGCGGACCGGAAGGCACCGACCCGTCCGCCCACCTTCACGTCTCCTACGACCTGGGGTGGATCGCCCAGAACTACTACAAGGGCAAAACGATTCCACCACCAGCTCCCACAGTGAGTGGAGCGCCCCCAGAATCGTCTGAGCGTCCCGAAACGACCGAACCGCTACGTCCGGCGATAGGGGTGTCCTGATGACCCAAAATCTGAATCAGGTGCCACCCAATTTGGAGGTCTGGAAGGTGGGCGGCTCCTACCTCCTAGTAAGGGCCATCCCCAACACCAACCCTCCCGTCTATCTGTTCTGGACGGTCGGGTCCGCAGACGATGTCACCGCCCTGGGAATCAAGAAACCGGACCGGACCCTGACCTGGGCTCAGGTGGCGCAGACGGGTGCTCAGAACATGGGCAACTCGAGGGAACTCCTGAACACGACTGAGGATCCCGTCGACCAGGTCATGTCGAACTATGAGACCGAGGTCAAGGTGAAACCGTGGCTCGCCGACCCCGAAGTCCTCGCCATCTGGGTTGGAGCCGCCGAAGAAGGCCGCGGCATCAGCGAGGCGGAATTGCAGGGGACGGAATGGTGGCGGACCCACACCGAAGGCGAACGCCAATGGCTCTCACTCAACGCCTCCGACCCCGCCACCGCGAACGCTCTGATCGCCGACAACCGGATTCAGGTGGCGGACCTATTCGCCCAAGCCGGCATCAACAACGCCTCAGCACAGTTGGTCGGACTGGTGGCCGACCGCTTGACGACCGGAGTGTGGACCAACACCTACGCCACCAACCAGATACGGATGCTCGCCGACCCCAACCTGACCGGCGCCCTCGACCCCGCGTTGAGGGCGATGAGGACCGGGTTGGACACCACCCGAGCCCGAGAGGACGACGTCAAAGCGAAGGTGGCCGAATGGTTAGGCCCGGGCCTCGCCAACACCTATTCGGCGGACTTCTACACGCAATGGGCTTCGCGTCTGCGTGAGGATCCCGACGCTGAACAGGCTTTGGACGATATGCTGCGTAGACAGTTCCAGACCCATATCAACATCCAACGTGGCACGTCGAGGATTTATGGGGATGACGCCAACCTGACCTATGAGGATGTTGCGGCGCCGTGGCGGGGAGTGTTCCAACAGCAATGGGGTCAAACCCCCGACGAAACCTCCGACCTGTTCATGCGGATCCTCAGAACCAACGATCTAGCCACCGCCGAACATCTGCTCCGGGATGAGGGGGTGAAACAGGGGAACGCCACCGTGGTCGGCCGTCTCCTGTCCGATGTGGGTTCGGCGTTCGGTGAGGGGGTCCGCCGGTCGGACCCGGCTATCCGATGAGCGGAGGGGCCAGGAATCGAACCTGGGAAGCTGTCGCCTGCCGCCGGTTAGCAACCGGGCACCTTGCCACTCGGTCAACCCTCCAGAATGGCGGGGGGAAGGATTTGAGCCTCCGAGCAGGACCGAGGGATAGACCGAACCTCATTGGTCCCGCTGGCATCGGCCGCGCCGCCGGTTTGGCCGCTTCCGGCAAACGCCCCGCCATGCGAGGAAGGTGGAGGAGTCGAACCCCTGGCTGTCACGCCACCCTGGTTTTCAGGACCAGTTGCCCACCGCTGAGCAGCACCTTCCAAGAATCAATTGGAAGGGCTACTCGATCGGTGGTCGCATCCAGTGGTCACTTGCTCATCATCGTAAAGCCTGAAAGGGGGAGTCGTCAATGGCCGCTCCGGTGACCACCACGTCGGTCGCCAACGTCTACCGCCTGCTCGGGTTGAAAGTGCCGTCCGAGGCGACCCTGACCCGGATCGCCGGGGAAATAACCGCCGGCCGCACCTGGACCGACCTCCGCGACGACCTGATCGCATACCAGGCGAATGCGGCGGGTCAAACCCCTGAACAGTGGCTCCAGAACGTCATCAGAGGCTATTTCACGGCGCGGGGAGCGACGATAGCCACCCAGTACCCGCCCGAAACCGAACAGCAACGCCTCGCCCGGATCACCCAAGAAGTCCTCTCCGGCCAGCGCACCCTTTCGGAAGTAAGGGCGACGATCAACACCTTCGCGGTCCAACCTGGCGGCACCACCGGCACTCCCCCGCTCCCCCCCGTGGTCCCACCGACCCAACCACCGCCTCCGCCTCCCCCACCGAACACTCCTCCCCCGCCACCTCCGCCGGTCGACACCATCGACTATGCGGCGCGGGTCGCTGCGTTGTATCCGTGGCTGCCGGGGCCGCTCGCCTCCAAATTCGCCTCCCTCTGGGCGTCGTCGGGGGACGCAAACCTTGCGTTGGCCGAGCTGCGTCAGGACGACCTCTACGAGACGTACTACCCGGGGATCCGCCGGCCGGACGGCACCCTCCGCATGAGCGAAGCCGAATACGCCTCCAGCAAAGAGGCTTACAGCAACCTTCTCGCCGGCTACGGGCTCAACCCGTCCCAGTTCTCGTCGTGGTACACCCGTTGGATCGAAGGGGAGAAATCCCCCCAGGAGGTCGCCGCCGAACTGGGCGCCACCTATGAGGGACTGGTGGCGAACATCCCCGAGGTCCGCCAGTATTACGCCGAGCGTTGGGGCATCGACATGAGCGACCAGGCGATCTTCGCCTCGATCCTCGACTCCGACGTCGCCGCCGGCATCCTCTCACGTCGGATTGCGGTAGCGCAGATCGGCGGGGAGGGACTAGCGCGAGGTTTCGACGTGGCCGACCCGTTCGCCGAGAGGTTGGCCGCCGCCGGTATCGACCAGGGCGCCGCCCGCGGGTTCTTCTCAGAAGCCGAAGGCCGCCTCCCGTCCCTCGACGAAATGGCCCGACGGTTCCGGGACCCCGACTCCACCTTCGACCTCGAGGAATTCGCCGACGCCGCCGTATTCGGAGGGGCCGCCCAAACCTCCCGTATTCGCAGGTTGCTCGCATCGGAACAGTCACTCTTCACTGACCAGACCGGCGGGCTCGCCATGAACAACGAACTGGGCGTGACCGGACTCCGCGCGATCTGAAAGGGGGTGGTCACCATGCAAACTCCCCCGGAGTACATGCAACCAACACCCTTCCGAGGTACTTGACATAACGCGCGGCTTTCGCGTAGGTTCGAGGCTACGTCTTGGAAGGGTGCGCGTTAGACCCTCCATATAGGCCGTCGGTTCGTAGCCGACACAACCGGGCCTCGTAATCGGTCCCCCTGGTGTTTGCCGTGTCATTGGACACCTGACGGCAGCACTCATCCACCCACCGTGGACTTTCTACTCAGAACGTGTCCCTCGTCTGGCGCGCCCGACCAGACGTAACGCATGAGGGCGTGAGCAGGAGGAAATGACGTGTCGGAGACCACTGAATTGAACGAGACCGAAACCGAGACCAAGTCCGATAAGGAACTCAACTTCGAGAAGCTGCGCGCTCAGAACGAGGCGCAGGAACAGGAACTGGCCGAACTGCGGCCGCTCCGCATCGACAAGAGCATCCGAGACGCCGGGTTCGACCCGACGACTGACAAGGGCAAGGCGCTCAGTATCGCTCTCAAAGCTGGTGAGGTTGAGACGGACCCGGGGAGAATCCTCGAGTACGCGGAAGCCGAGTTTGGTTGGAAACCGGAGAAGCCGTTGTCTTCGACGGAAGCCGCCACGGTCACGGCGGCCGCCCAGTCTCACCAGATTCAGACCCAGTCGTCTTCCGACGAGCCGGAGGATGTTGACGGGCAGATCGTTCAAGCCGAGAACGACGGTGATTGGAACCGGGCGGTCGGTTTGAAACTCGGGAAGCTCTACAACACCGGCTGACCAACTGAGGTAGGAAACCAATGGCAGCAGTATCGGGTCTAGGTCACTCCCACAACCTGCCCAACTTCGTAGGTGAGTTGTTCCGGCTGGTCCCACAGGACACGCCGTTCAAGAACCTCGCCGCGGCGAACGGGGTCAGGCTTGTGGATTCCAGGAACTTCACCTGGCAGACCACAGACAATGCGGCAGCCGCCCAACCGGACATTCTGGAGGGGGCCGACCCCGTCTACGAGGAGCGCGACCGCGCCGAAGTGATGAACACCGTCCAAATCTTCCAGTACGGCGTGAAAATCGCCTACTCGAAGCTGGCCGGTATCGGTCAACTCGGAGCGACCGCAACCCCGGTCCTGGGCGACCAGCCGGTCGACAACGAAATCGAACTCCAACAGTCGTTGAAGTTGGACCGTTGCGCGGAGGACATGGAACTCAGTTTCTTGTCCGGCACCTTCCAGAACCCCACCGACAACGCCACGTCCCGCCGGACCCGCGGTATCCAAACCGCGGTGACGACCAACGTGGTCCCCGCCGGTACGACGGACATGTCCAAAGACCATTTGGACGCCCTGTTGAGGCTGATGCACTCCAACCGAGCCCGGTTCATCCGGCCGGTGCTCATGGGTGGAGCACTTCAAATCCAGCGGGTCAACGACGCCTACGGGTTCCAGCCGGAATCCCGCAGCGTCGGCGGTGTCAACATCCGCACGATCGTCACTCCGTTCGGCGAACTGGGAGTGGTCATCAACCGGCACATGGTGGCGAGCACAGTCGGAATCTTCGACTTCGCCTTCATCAAGCCGGTATGTATGCCCATCCCCGGGAAGGGTGAACTGTTCCTGGAGCCTCTTGCCAAGACGGGAGCCGCGGAGAACAGCCAGCTCTACGGCGAATGGGGACTCCAGTACGGGCCTCAGACGATGCATGGGGAAATCACCGGACTCACCACATCCTGATAGGAGGTTGACACATGGCAGGTTTCAACTTCCGAAACATGATCGGGGTCAAACCCGAAATCAGGCGCAGGTTCCCCGGTGGGATCGAATCTCCGATCATCGCGACGGGGGTGCTGACGATCACGGGCAACTCGGCCGTGGTAAATCCGCTCCCCGAGTCCTCGACGGCGGACCAACTCGACTCGATCGTGTGCAAGACACCGGCGCGGCCAGGGGATTTGCTTCTCCTGCATGTGCCGGCGACGAACACGATCACCGTCGACGACGCCAACATCAACCTGGCGGCGGCCACCCGGGCGATCGCGCCTGGAGGTTCGCTGCTCCTGGTGTTCGCCGGGACCGAATGGTCCGAGGTCGCGTTCACCGCGGCGACGGACAACGTCTGAGCAACGAGGACCATGAAGGGAGGGGGGGCCGACACTCCCCCTCCCAATGGTCTAAAGGAGGACAATGAGTCTTAGACATGGTCTGGTCCGGTCGACCAGGTTGGCGTCCATCGCCGACGAGGGAAACCTGTCCGCGGCCGTCCAATTAGAAGGCTTGTCGCCGGTCGCGTTCGTGATCGGGACGGGATGGGTCGCCGCCGACCTCACCTTCCAAGCGTCCTACGACGGCGGAGCCAACTTCTTCAACGTCCACGAATCCGGCACCGACACCGAACTGACCGTCCAAGCCGGAGCATCCCGGTACATCGGCCTGCTCGACGCGCAACGCCAACCGCTCCAGGGTGTCACCCAGATCAAGGTGCGGTCCGGCACGTCAGGGGCGCCGGTCACGCAGACCGCAGGCCCACAGGTCATAGCGATCATCTGCACCGACTAGGAGGAAACTATGGCAGCAAAGAAAAAGCCGGAAGGCGAAAGCTACGGCCCCTACGAGAAGTACGCCGAAGTCGAAACGTCGAGGGGCGTGTACGGGATTCAAGCCGGCGAGGTTCTGGCTATCACCGCGGACGGGGTGGAACGGTCCGGGGAAGCCTCCTTTGAGAAGGAGCCCGACGGCTACGTTCCGACCGCCGACGCCAGCCCGACGGCCGAACCCGACGTCGTCCTGAGTTGATCTGTGACCACCATCGCCGGGGTCATCGAACGGTGCTACCGAGACTTTCTTCTACCTCCTGACGAGCAGCCCACCAGGTTCAAAGTTGATACGGGGGGTATCAACACCGTCTCGACGACTCTCCCCGTTTCGGCGACCCTCCTGTCTCCTGAGGAGCAGGATGCGATCGCGGTGGGGAACCTGATCGAAGTCGTCTCTGCCACCACCGGCGGGGAGCTGATGCTGATTGAGGCGGTCACCGGATCCCCACCCACGTCGTTGACGGTAAGACGGAACATGTACGACTCGGGTGCGGTCGCCCATATTGCGACTGACCTGATCTACCTGGCCCCTGATTTCCCCCGTAAGACAGTGTTCGAGGCGATAGCGGACAATATCGAAGCTCTCTGGCCCCAACTGTGGACGGCGCGGACTGAGGAAACGTACACGTCGCCCGGTCCGGTCGAACTCCCCGAATCCTGCGAGGAAATCTTGGAAGTGAGGGTCTTCGACGGGAACCGGTGGGCGTTGACCGGCGGGTGGGAACTGCTCACCGACTACCCGCTGTTCACGTCGGGGAAGGCGATCCAGTGGCTCGCCGCCGGGTCGGGTGAACCTCTCCACGTCAAATACCGGGCGTCCACCATCCGACCCACGTCCGAAGCTGACGACCTGGCCGACGACCTGAACGTGGAAGAGGGATGGGTGAAAGCCATCGTCGTCGGCGCCGTCGCACAAGTCCTCGCCAAAGAGGATATTGACCGGGCGACCGTCGAATTCATCACCAACGCCCTCCAATCAGAAGGGTTCGGCGTCGGTGCTGGCGCCAACCTCCGCAACAGCCTCTTGCAGTACCAGGAGTATTTGCTGCGGCCCTTACGGGACGGCCTCGAGGCTCGCCATCAAACTCAGGTCGTCATCGAACAACTCATCTGAGGGGAGACCACTTTGCCGCTTCCGACTAAGAGCAATGTGACTCGTCCCGAATCGCTCGGCTACCAGGCGTTGATCGAATACGGGCCGACCAACCCCGAAAGCCTCTACCTGGCTTTGGCGGTGGGTCCGGGCCGGACGATGGGATTCCGCACCGTCGAACCCGCTGATGAGGCTCCCCGAGTCGCCGAGAACCCCGAAGACATGCGGCCCGAATCGGGCGACACGTTCTCCCGGTCCTCCTATTCGGGTGGGGAAGGGTTGGACCGAGCCCACCGCGCCGACGGCACCGAACGGGATCGGTCCCGCTACTGGGACTCCAGAAATGTCGACGTGTCCCCTCCGCGGGGCGGCCAACCCGAACGGTACAAACTCCTGCATTCGGCCTCGTCGCTGCGGTCGTGGGACGCGTCGAACACCCGAATGCCTCTCGTCCGGTTGGGAACCGTCCTCTACGGGGTCATCGCTGACGACGTCCAGGTCGACCGGACCGCCAACCCGACCGCCGGAGCCCCAACCTGGACCCAAGAGGCTCCGGGGGGGACCGGCGACATTCTGGACCTCGCAGCATTGGGGGACCTGCTCTATGCCGCGCGGTCGACTATCCGCCAGCGAAGCTCAGGCGGAGCGTGGTCGTCGTGGTCGGATCTGGTCGCGACCCGTCTCTGGTCGGCGAAAGGCCGGATCATCGCCTCCACCGGCGCCGCGCTTTACGAGGCTCGGGCGGGGGTGGTCGGCAACTCGGTCCTTCTCTACACCCTCGCCTCCGGTCAAATCTGGAATGACGTGGTCGACGCCGGCGCCGCAATCCTCGCCGCCGCCTCCGACGGCTACGTCTACGCCTTCGTTGAACAGGACGGCGATCTGGTCCTGAAAGGGCAGACCCTTCTGGAAGGGGAAGTACCGACCGCGTTGGGCTACTCCCGCGGCCTCGTCTTCATCGGAACTTCCGAGGCGACAACTGGGGGTGGGCAGATCGGCCGGTTCTGGCGGGCGGTCCTCATCGGCCTCCGACTCCGGGAAGCCCAGGTGATAAGGACCTGGGGGGACGGGACTGAAACCCGGGACCGGTCCCCGAAACGGATCATCGCCACTCGAGAAGCGGTGTGGACCGCGGTGATCGAAGACGGCTCCGAAACCCATTTGTGGAGATACCACCTGGCGACGGGCGGCATCAGCCGGGACCTGATCTTGGGGGCGTCGGGACGGGTGGAAGGTCTCGCCGTGTTTGACGACCGGATGTTCGCCAACGTTTTCGGGTCGGCCCTGTGGCGGGAGAACACCACCTACGCCACCACCGGGTATCTGATTTCATCGCTCGCCGACTTCTACAACGCCGCAAAGAAGGTTTGGGTGGGTGCTCGACTCCAAACCCACACCATGCCCGCCTCCACCCAGATCGACCTCGCCTACTCGACAGACCCCGCCGCACTCACCAACTCTGCCCACAGTTCATGGACGACGATCGTGACCGCCACCAACGGTTCCCCCGGCGCCGGCGACGAGGCGGCGATCGTCAACGTGCAAGGCCGGTACGCCACCCTCAAGGTCACGCTCACCCCGAACGGTGGGTTGACGGCGACCCCGGAGGGGATGGCCTTCGAGATCCGCGGTCTTCCGCTGCCGACGGAGACGGATTACATCCTGCCCGTCAACATTTCGGATCAGCTCGAGAGGCCGGGTCGGCGAGCCCAACGGATCAAAGGCAGGGGGGACGCGGTGCATGAGGCGTTGACCGACCTTGTAGGCCGGGCCGCGACCATCACGATTCTCCGGCCTGATGAGGTTGTGAAAGGTCAGATCAAAGCGGTTTCCACCCCGATCCAATCCATCCCGGAGCGGGGTTCCCCTGAGGTTTACTGCGAGGTCGTCGTCCGCGGGCAACGCCAGTGACGTTCCGGGACACGTTGGGCGGCCGGGATTCGGGTGCGGTCCTCCCCCACACCCACGACTCGTCGGATATTGAAGGGGAGATCGTCTTTGGGACGATGACCGTCGACAAGCTGATCGCCGGGACGATCACCGCTCAGGAGATCGTGATTGGCGGCGGTGCGGCGGGGATCATCCGCTCCGAGAACTACGTTGCGGGGACGTCGGGATGGGCGATCTTCGGGGACGGGTCAGCCGAGTTCAACACTGTCACCGTCCGGGGTGACATCGTCTCAGGGAATTGGGATGGTGCCGACCCTGCCAACCTCGCCACCTTCGACGCTACCGCCACCGTCGGCTTCTACTTGGACAGTTCGGTGGGCGCCGCACAGTTCATGGGCAACATTTTCGTCGGGGGCAACGTCATCCTCGACGCGGGTGGATCTTTCCTCACCGCACCAGTAGGAACAGATCGAATCGCCCTATCCAACGTGGGTCCTGCACTCACCTTCATCGACTCGGCGGATGTTGACCAGGCCGAACTCGCCTATCTCAGTGGTGGGAGCCAACTATTCCTCCGCACCCTCGCTGGCACCGGCCAAGCCCTGCACGTTGTCTCCGATGACATTCTCACCCTAAGCAGCGCCGCTGCGGGAACAGACATCGAATCGGTGGGAACTGTCCGTTTCAACGCGGTGGTCACTGGGATTCAGGTGAAGGCCCGCACTAGGAACACGACCGTCACCGACCACGGAACCGCCGCCCGCACCGTATCGGTCACCGTCCCCATCCCCGCGAACTGGGATGGCTATGAGGTTGAAATCGAAACGACGTTCGACCTCCAATCCGTGTCGGCCAACAACCGCTCCCTCACCCTCGAGCCGCAGTTCGACTCATCCGCGGTGGCTGGTCAAGTATGGACGCAGGTGATTGCTGTCGGCAATGTCACCCAACAGAACCACATTGTCTCGGGGATCGGCTACTTCACCGGACTCTCCGCCACCGGCAACCGAACCGCGTCAGTGGTGCTCACCCTCAACACCACCGACAGCGACGTGACCACCGACGACGTGGTGCTCATAGCCACGGCATACCGGACCGCATAGGAGGCGTCATGGCCGATCTAGGCGAACCAACCATCCGTGAAGCATACGAGGCGCTGATCCTCGAAACGGCGGCTCTCAGGGCGAATCAGGCGGCTCTCAACCGACAGATGGGGCAGGTGGTCACCGCCCTTATGGGCCGGAATCGGGCCAGGACGTTCACTCCTGACCAATGGGAGAAGGCGGCGGGTCGGACCATCCGACTCACCCCACAGCCTGACGGGTCGCTGCAACTCACCGTGGAGGTCCCTGATGCTTCTTGACTGGCTCGCCGTCGCCCTCCGCGCAGAAGGCTGCACCGTGGAGGAACACACCGGTTGGGAGACCCGGACCATGAAACCGGAAACCCAGTTCACCCCCGTTGCCTTAATAGACCACCACACCGCCGGCTCGAAGGTGATCCCTAACTACCCCAACAAGCCTTACTACTCGAACGTGGCGCTCCAGTCGAAATGCAATCTGACGATCCGACCCGACGGGGTGGTGGTCTGCCTGAATGCGGGGTGGGCGTTCGATTCGGGTTACGGCGACCGATTAGTCCTCAACGCGGTGGAGGCCGACCGGGTGCTCCCCGACCCGTCCGACACCTACAAGAGCCTCGACCCTCTCGTCCCCGGCGGTCCCAACCCGGCGAGGTTGGGCAACGCCTGGTTCATCGACATCGAAGTTCAGCACCTGGGCAACGGAGACCCGATCGTTCCGGTCCAACGCGAAGCTCTCATCCGGTCGAATGTTGCGATCTGCCGCCAAATGAATTGGGATCCCCGGACCAGGGTCATCGGCCACCGGGAGTGGACGGTCCGCAAGGGCGACCCCCGATGGAACGGCAACGCCAACCCAATGCCCGAAATCCGGGCCGACACCTACGCCATGCTCAACCCACAGGAGGACTTCGACATGCTCCCATTGAAGAAAGGTGAAACCCGCGAGGACGTCCGTCTGCTCCAGATCAAACTCAACAAGGGCTACGGGTTGAAACTCGCACTCACCGCGGTCTACGACGACCCGACCGTCGCCGCGGTGAAAACCCATTTGGGAGGGTTCACCGGATCTCCCGTCGGGCAGAAGGGCGAGGAAGTCGTGGCGACCATGTGGCAGGCCCTCGACGACGCGGTCGACGCAAAACGAGCGTCCGCTATCGACGCTACCGCCCGAGCCAACGCTGCCGCCGCCCACCAACGTCTCGACAAATTGCACACGGTATGACCGAGCCTCCCCGCCGGCGGAACAACGATAAGGAGGCCGCCGACCTCTACCCCCTTGTCGAAACGGCGATCGAAGGTATCGCCCGAATCGACTCCACCCTCGTCGCCGAGCTTGCGAAAGCTGAGGGGATACACGCCAACCTCGCCCCGCTCAACCATGTCCACCAGAACCTCGAGGACAACGTCAACCAGATCATCGACGTCCTCGAAGGTCCGCTGGTCAAACAGCCGTTCGGCCAGCCGCCCACCCGCAACGACGGCCTCGTCGACGCGGTCAACGAGATCAAAGAAGCGCTCGGCAACGGCGGGATCAAAGTGAAACTGCCCTGGCCGGTGTGGGTGGCGATCATCGGCGCTCTCGGCGGGCTCGCCGCCCAACTCATCGCCACGTTCGGAGACCGACCCCCTGTCCCCTGATGGGCCGGATTCTCCGTCTTCTCTTCTCCCCGCATTTCATCGAACCAGCAAAGAAGGGTAGGAGCATGGAAGGACTGAAAAACGTGTGGCGGCGGATAGTCGTCATCCTGAAAGCGGCACCAACATGGCTGGTAGCCGCGTCGACGTTCATCGCCATTTTCTCTGAGGAAATAGTGGCGGTACTCCCCGACAGTCTCGACGCGACCGTAGCCGAATGGACGACCATCGCCGTCGGATGGTTAGGCGCGGCGATCGTGATAATCAGAAGGGTGACCCCCGTCCTTCCTGATGAGCGGGGGATACTCCCGGTGCAGGTAGGCGCCCACGAAGCATGATCTGACGGTACGACACCGAGATCCAAGCCTCCACCCTTTCGGGTGGGGGCTTTTCTCGTTTATCGGGGCCACCACCGTCTGATAGCCCACAGTCCGAACCCGAACAGCCATGCGGCGAGGACCAGCCAGGAGAGGACCTGGCCGGTGTCGACACTTTGCAGGAACACCCAGACGAACAGGACGAGTGCGGCTATCCAGCCGGCCGCTGCCATCCGGGGGAACCTACTCATGCGGCGGGCCGGTAGAGGGTGTCGACGGCGGCGACCAACGCCCGTTTGGTGGCTCGGGTGTAGCGGGCGGTGGTGGAGGGGTCGGCGTGGCCGGCGAAATACTGGGTGATTCGCAGGTCTCCGGTCTGCTCATGCATTTCAGCCAGACAGGTATGTCGGAGCTGGTGGGGAGACAGGTAGCCGAGACCGGCGGTGACGGAGACGAGGCCGACCCAGGTCCGCACAGTCCCACAATGGACGCAAGGGTGGGCGCCACGACCGGGGAACAGGTATCCGACGCTCTCACGGGGTTCTAGGACCTCTCGTAGACACTGGTGGACGGGAAGGTGGCGGGTCCGTGACCCTTTACCCATGATTGTGACCCAACCATCCTCGAACTGCTCCCACCGCAGCGTTGCAATCTCACGTCGGCGCAACGCAAGGTAGAGGCCCAAGAGGACCGCGGTGCCGTGGGGCCACCAACCCTTCGACGCCGAGACGAGGCGGGCGGACTCATCCGGTTCGAGACCCCGATACCGGAAGGGGGGAGGTTTCGGGGAGCGGATCGCCCGGGCCGGATTGTCGACTCCGCACATCGCCCAATAGTGGGTGAGTGCGGACCGGAGGATCGTCTGGGTTGACGACGAGTAGGGGAAGCGGGCGGCGAGACATCCGAGTTGGGTGGCGGTCATGTACCGCAGATCCCAAGATTGTTCGGTGGCTATCGCCTCAGCTCGGACCAGTTTCCCCTCATAAATGGTGACGGTCGACGGGTCCAACCCCTGAGCGAGCAGCCATTCGGCGTACCGGCTCACATTGCGGGGGAAAGCTAGGCGACGGCGAGAGGGTCAGATTGGGTCCGCGGACCTACTTTGGGGAAGGCGAACCGTCCGCGGAAACCCGAATTTTCGCGCTTCCGGGCGAGTCTCGCCAGGTAGAGCATCCACACCACCGTTTCGATCGGTGAGCCCGTGAACTCGGCGAGCCGTTCCGCATAGTCGTCGCCGGGAACCCACGCCCCCTTCTCCCACATGTCGTAGGTCATCCATTCGACCTCGAGCATCCGAGCTGCAACGGCTTTCGGTCTGGACCCCCGGGTTTCACGCAGCACCCGATGAAACGGGGTCGTCTGCGTTGTCGTCATTCCCGCCTCCTTGTCACCCGAAAAACTACACCCCCCGAGAGTAGTTGACAACCCCTTGACGAGTGAGGTAGTGTCCCGTTCACTCGCTATCTAGGGACCTAGAGACATGACCACGGAGCAGTTGTCGGAGAGTCGCCGCAAGGTTCGGGACTTCACCCACAAGGGGCTCTCCCCCCGAGAAATCTCAGTCCTTCTCGGCATTTCCACACAGAGGGTCTATTTCCATCTTGACCGTCTCGGCCTCAAACCCGCCACGACCAAACCAGAAAGCGAGACCCCTGCGCCGTGACCGCCTACCGCCGGACCCTCATCGGAATCCTCATCCTCGCCATCGTCGCGGCGCTGGTCCTCATCTTCGCTTTGCCGTCGAACGCGTCCGGCTACTGCACCTACGGAGGCTACAAGTGCGTCACCACCACCACGTCGACCACGACGACTCTCCCCGAGAGCACTACCACCACGATCATCCAGACGACGTCGACGGTGGAGGCCACGACCACGACCGTCACCCTCCCTTCTACGACGACGAGTGCTGCCGGGACTTCTTCGACGTCGGAACCGTCCACCACGACCTCAACGCCGACCACGTCCACTTCAAGACCCTCGTCAACGTCCACCAGCCTGATAACGACGACGGCGGACCCCGGTTCCGGGGACACGACAACTACTGACCCCGGTTCAACTCTCCCCGTGACCGGGTCGGACCGGGTCGAAACCGACACCCTGATCTTCGCCGGCGCCTGCCTCCTGATCCTGGGCGGCATCGCGGTGAAGGAAGCCACCCGATGAGGTTTCTGAGTAGTGGTGGGCGACGTTTACGACGGATACTGGCTTTTCCGTCTGCGCCTCCCCAAGCGCCCCCCGGCGTCGCCCACCACCCTTCCGGCGGACAAACGGGCCGGATCTCAGGGGATGGGGGTGACGGCCTTCTGGGGAAGCCCGCGAACCGTCCCCTGGGATATTTGAGCCGGGTCCCATGAGAGAACTCCGACCCCGCTGGCTGTGGGTCATCGCCCTTTGCCTCATCGCCGGTGCCTACCTCGACGGGAGCATCCTGTGACCCAACTCTCCCTCGTCCCAACTCACTCCGACGACCCTGATTCGTCCCGGGAAGCTGCGGAACGGGTGAAGGCGAAGGTGAAGGGCCAGCTCGAACTCGTACTCGGTGCGATCGTTGTTGGTGGGCCGGGGGGGATGTCGAACCGGGAAATCCAGATCGCCGTGTGCGGCGGATACAACCCGGGCGACCCGCTGTGGAACAAGGTCCCGACCCGCTGCCGGACCCTGGAGCGCAAGGGCTATATCGACCTCGTCGTCGATGCCGATGGGGACCCGGTACTGCGGGAGCATTGGTCGGGTGGCCGGTTCCTCGTCTGGAGGGCCTGATGGATCGCTGCCCTTTCTGCGCTCACGACGACGTCACCGTTCTTGGCGTGTCGGGGGACATGAACTGGGTACTGCTCTGCGGTCATTGCGACCGTCAGTGGAAGGTCGATGACGGGTTCAGGCTGGTGCTCTGGTGAAAACCACGACTCATATCCGAGCCTGTTCGACGTGTGGCGGGACCGGTGAGACCGCGGTCACGTTCGGGTTCCACGTCCGTCGGGTCCAACCCTGCGGAGTCTGCTCGGGTCGTGGTTTCACCCGGCTCGGTGTCGACGACCCGATCTCTCGAGCGGTTGAGGATTTGCTGTCGAAGCCGCAGGCGAGGGGCATGGACCCGGGGATCCTCCATTGACCGGCCGTGAACTCGCCGACCGGGTCGACCGGCTCCGCAACGAGACCACGACCCTGTTCTGGGATGACGTGGTCGGGGAAGACCTCACCGATGAGGATGTCGCCCGCCTCTGGCTGTCGGCTACCGCCTATCAGACCGCGGTCAACCAGGCCGTCAAGCTGGCCGCGGACGAGTGGGTGCGTCGGTTCTCAGATTCCAACCGTTCCGTCGAGGTTGACGGCTACCTGATCTTCGCCTCCAAGAAGTCCACGTCTGAGAAGTGCATCGACACCGACGGGTTCTTGTCCTGGCTCGCCCAAAACCCTCTGATGATCCCCGCGGTCCTGAACCCGAACAACGTCAAATTCGGGTCTCTCCCACCCGCGGTGCGCTCCACATTTTTCGAAAAGCGGGACGTCTTCAAGCCTGACATGACCGCAGTCGCGGTGCCTGTCGAAGTGCTCGAACAGAACAAGGCCAAGAAGGAGGCCCGCGGTGAGTGACAAAGAACTATTAGGCGACGTCGACGGCGAGCGTCCCGGCGCCGCAACGATCAAGGTGACCGGCTCCGGTTGGGCTGATCGGGCTCTGCTCCGCGGTGAGCGGGTCGCGATCACCGTCATCGGTGAAGTCACCGGCATCTCGTTTAAGACTCAGAACGGGGTTCTGGTGAGGACTCACACGGTCAAGGCGGAGTCGATGGCGGAAGCGACCGGCCAGCTCGGCGATGACGTCACCGAATTCCTCCGCCGTCTCGAGGACGAGCGGGAAGGCCGCCTGCCTCTCCCCCTCGATGGTGAGGGCGACGGTGAGGCCGAGACCGACGAGACAGGTGACTCGCCCGAATGACCAGTGAGGAATTCGAGTTGGCCGCCGCCCTTGTCCAAAAGGTCGGTCTCTTGGGGGAGGCGGTCCTGGTTCTGTGCGACCTGGCAATTTTCGCGTCCGACAACGACGGGTCGGTCCGAATCAATAAGAACTTAGAAGTGGCCCTGGTCCGGGTGCAGGACATTAGGGCGGATCTGCAAGGCGGGGTCGAACCATGACCTCCGAGTCGATCATCGAAGTTGAGGACGTGGACACCCTGCCCGCGGTCCAACCCGTCGCTCCGCTCCAGCCGCTAGGCCAGGTCTCCACAGAAACCCTCGTCGATGGCCTCGCTCAACGGATGGACGCCATTTCTCAGGTGATGGCTTCGGTGATGAAAGTGGAAGTGGACTACGGGGTCATCCCCGGCACTAAGAAACCGACCCTGTTCCAGCCGGGATCCGAAATCCTGTTCCGCCTTTTCAACTACTCATTCGAGGTCGAAGTCGTCGACAAGGTTGAGGACTGGCAGAACGCCTTTTTTCGCTATCAGGTGAAGGGGATCGCTCGCGACGAGTCGGGCCGCATCATCGCCGAAGGGTTGGGTGAAGCGAACTCAAAGGAGTCCCGATACCAGCACCGTTTCTGCCCGAAGTGCGAGTCCGGCGTCTGGGACAACAGAAACGACAGTCGAGGCGGCGCCGCCTTCGTGTGCAAGGCCAAATGCGGGTTCACGGCCGATCTTCCCTCCGAGGTCCCCACCAAATTCGACTTCGAGCTGGTCAACACCATCCTCAAAATGGCGGTGAAGCGGGCCAAGATCGCTGCCGCGTTGACCGGCACCGCCGCGTCTCACTTCTTTACGCAGGACACCGAAGATCTGAGTCCCGACTTCGTTGAAGGGAATCGACCGTCCCCGGCTGTTCCGACGTCGGCCGACGAGCCGCATTGCCCCGCCTGCTTGGCCGTCAACGGTGAACTGGTTGCGGTGGAACACCAGTCCAAGAAGCCGTACTGGCGGTGCTCCCGGAGGGGTGACGCCTGTGGTGGACCCCGCGAATACAACGGCAAGACGTATTCGTGGGCCGGATGGCACGAGTCGTGGGAGAACTCAGCGACCGAATGGCTGAACGAGAACGGCTACCAAGACGGATTGCGGTCCGTCGAAGTGGGTGGCCGGGGCAACTATTGGGCGTGGGTTCTCGACGAGATTTCCAAGACCTGCAACGTGTCGCCGGAAGTGGCGAAAACCCTGGGCAAACCAGGCCTCGTCGCTGCTCTAACGCAAGGCCTCTTCGACCCCGCCGAAGCGTTGGGTATCACCGACGAGGTGGAAGGGGTCCCTCAAGAGGTCGTGGTCGACCAACTGACCGACGACGACCTGCGGGCGATCGCTCAGAACATGACCGCTGGCGAAGCGCAGATCGTTGTCGGTGCTGCGGTCTCCGAATACGAGAAGACCCAGGAGGCGCCGTTTTGAGTGATCCGACCAGGACCGCCCGTTGGGTTGCTCTCGGCCTGCTCGCCGTCTTCGTCGTGCTCTTCATTGTGAGGGCGACGTGAAAGCCTCTGAGACCCGCCTCCAACTGTCTGAGGCTCAATTCCAAGCGATGATTGTGGATTTGGCCCACGCTCGAGGTTGGCTTGTCCACCATGACCGCGGGGACTACCGGCAGTGTATCGCCGGGGATCCCGGATTCCCCGACCTAGTGCTTGGGAGGGGCGAGTCGGTCCTGTTCTTTGAGGTCAAATCAGAGAAAGGCAAGGTGACCGCCGCCCAAAGAGAATGGTCCTACAACCTGTCCTCGCATTTTGTGGTCCGCCCCTCCGACTGGCCGCATGTGCAGGCGGTCCTCAAATGACGGCCCGGGCCCTCCACCTGCGCGGCGACTTTCCGTTTCCGATGACCGCTTGTGGTCGGGAAGTCGGCCCCGAACGAATGACCACCGACCAACGGCAAGTCACCTGCCTCTCCTGTGTGCCCGTGAACAACCGGGAACGGATGCGGACGCGGATGATCGAAGCGCGTAATCAGACGACTTACGGCGACTCTCATTTCCCCGGTACAGGCATCCTCAAATGCCGGCTATGCGACCGCCCTTACCGGGACCATCCCCTCGCTGCACCCTGCCCGTTTGTCGGAGCAATCCGATGACTCAGTGGCAGGCGGAGAAACGCACCGAATACACCAAAGCGTTCGGACCGTATCTGATGGTGCCGGAGCGGAACAGCAACAACGAGACCGCCTACCTGGTTTCGTTTCCTGACGGCCGAATGGTCCGGGTGCTCCCCGACGACCGGCACAGCGCCCAACGTCGCTCCCGGGTGATCGTGACGGCTCTCACGGCCCTTGAGCTGGCCTGGGGATCCGACACTGGCGCCGGGGACTCTCTACCTAGCCAAGTGGACATGTCTTGGTTCCTGATCGGCGCCGTCGCTGCTGCCGGTCTCACTTGGGAAATGGTCGACACCACGGACCCTCTCGGCGACTTCCTCACCAAATGGTTTGTCGATATCAACCCCGACGACCCCGACATCGTCAAATTCCTGCTCGACGACTTGGACCATGCCGGCTGGACCATCGTGTCGAAGGGGGACGCATGACCGTCGCCGAACTCCGGGAACTGCTCGAAGTCCTCCCAGACAAATGGGACGACGCCGAGGTCTGCGTCTCCGCCGGCCCTAACGGACTTAACCACATCGACGAACTCGGCCTGGACGCCCGTTCAGCGTCGGTTGCTGCCTTCCCCCACCTTCGGCCGGAGCGGTTGCAGCGGAAGCTGAAACTGCGTGGGGCGGTCAACTGGCAACAGGTTCCCCCCGACTGGAGACTCACCGGTCCCTGGCCGAACGCGGCCGGCGACATCGGTATCGAGCGAGAAATGGTGATCGGCTGATGCCGTGGACTCGACTCGACGACGGCTTTCACACCAACCCGAAAGTCATCGGGCTCTCCGACGCCGGGTTCCGATTGTTTGTCACCGCGCTCAACTGGTCGGTGGCGAACCTCACTGATGGGAAGATCACGCAGGCGGCCGTTGCCCTCTGCCTTCCGACGAAGTCAGCTCGGTTTCGCGCGGGAATCGCGGCGGAATTGGTCGCGAATTCGCTCTGGTTTCAGTCAGAAAACGGATGGATTATCCACGATTTCTCCGACTATCAAGAGTCGAAACAGCAGGTCCAGGAGCGTCGTGGAAAGTGGGCCGACCAGAAACGAAATCAGCGGAGTAGCAAGGGCAACGGAGGGGTGTCCGCGGTGGACTCCCCGATGGACACCTGGCCGGACTCCACACAGGAGTCTTGGCCTGAGTCCGCGAACCCTCCTCACGCGGGCGCGCGCGTCCCGCCCCACCCCATAAGAGAACCTCTCCCTACGGTCGAGGTGTCGGCGGTGTTCGACGAAGCGAAATCGGACCTTGAGACCGGACTCGAAGTTTGGGTGGATCCGACCACCGGCAAACAGCACCACCGAGTCGATGGGCTTTGGGATGCGGCGTGTGCGATTTGGGGGATCCCAGAAACCGATCCTGAGAAGGACCGGCGCAACAGGGAGATCAAACAACTTCGGAAGGCCCGAGTTCGACCGGACCAACTCCAACCCCTCGTTGAGAAGGCGGTTGTCCGCTGGCGGGGAGAGGCCCGCCCCGGACTTGCGGGAATCATCCGAAATCTCGGGGATCTGCGCGGTGGGTTCGACATCGACAAGCGAAGCGTCGACGAATTCCAGGAGAACGCTCGCCGTGACGCCCGGGCGCAGCTCGCCGCTGACATGACCGCCCAGAAGGGGTTACCGGCGTGAGTCCCACCGACCTCGAGCGCGCCGTCTCTTGGATGGAAGCCCGATGGGGATTCCAAAAGGCGTGGGTGCCGTCAGCGTTCCCGTCGCTCTATGAGGACTTCGCACCTTTCTCCGCCGGCGCTCTGATGCAGGCCCTCAACGAGTGGTATCGGTTCGGCAACGCCTTCGCTCCCAAACCCTCCCAACTTTTGAAGGCGACCGCGGACGTGGCTCGGCTGCGTCTCGCCGCCGGCATCGACGGCCTCGAGGCGATCCCCTGCGTCGAACACCGGTGGGCCGACCCCTCCCCCTTCGACGAGGACCGACACCTCACCTGCGTCCTCTGCGGCGAGCAGGGCGGCCTCACCACCTGCAAACACGTGTTCAACGACACCGGCTACTGCGTCTACTGCCCCCACCGGGTCAAGGCGGCCGCCTCATGACCGTCGCCGACAAAGGCCCGTGGCCGGCTGAGACTGGCGACATCGGAATCGAACTCGAGGTCACCCCATGAGCGATCGACGTGATCGGCCTGGGTTTGCGCCGCGCGGTGAAGTCGGTGACCACCTGGGCTTCGATCGAATGCGAAAAGCAACGCTCCGGAGAACGGTCTGTCTCATGGATGGTCGAAGGCTGGGCCCACGCCTGGACCCTCGCCTCCCTCCCCGAAGACCCAGGGCCCACCGTCCAGTCGATCCAGCTGGTCGGAGCGATCGTCGAACCCCGCCACAACACCGCCGACAACTGGCGCGGAACCAACGTCCGAGTCGGCGACTCGATCAAACCACCCCACCAGGACGTCCCCTCCATGATGGACCTCCTCATCGCCGACTGGCCCCACACCAGCTCCGACGACTGGTACTTCCGCTTCGAAGAGATCCACCCGTTCCGAGACGGCAACGGACGCACCGGCAACATCCTCTGGAACTGGCATCGAGGCAGCCTCACCCCACACACCCTCGAATTCCCCCCCGACTTCTGGGGATCACCACGCCTCCAATACCCGCCGAGGCCCGCATGAGCGAACCACTCGCAAAGGTCTACGTCAGCCCCAGACGGCCCCGCGGCTCCTACCACCGAGCCGGCGGATACCACCAGTGGCACCACGGCACCTGGACAGCCTGCTCGATCCTGGCCCTCGACCACGCCGATGAGATCCCCGAAACCGAGGCCGTCCTCACCCGAGAACCCTGCCACTACTGCTTCATCCTCTGGCGCGGACGCCGCCAAGACATCCTCAACCAGCTCGCATCGGTCCCCCTCGAGGAGCCGGCATGACCGCAGTACGAGACCGGCACGGCAGGTTCGTCACAACCAGGCCCCGCCCGGCGGGCATGCGTGAACCGATCGGCGGTCTGTCCCGGGTGGAAGCCCAACTCCGGGCCCGGGCAGTCGACACCTACGGAGACCGGGAGTTCGCTGGCCTAGGCGTGATCCGCTGCACGCTCTGCGGCCGGCCATGCCGCGACCATCGGATCGGACCCTGCCCTGAATGGGTGGGCCGAAGGTGACGACCCTCGCCACTCAACGGCCGTCGATGGAACAGATCGAACGGATCCGCCAGCTGTCGACCGTCGTCTTCAACAGCGCCGGGAAGGCGTTCACCACCTGGGGTTACCCCTCCACCCGCGAGGCAGCATCCGCTCAGATCCGCCGCCTCGACGGGATGCGAACCCACGACGACCCCGCCGACATCGAGATCCCCGAGGAGGAACCTGTGACCGAGAATGTCGCCAAGACCTGCATCCGATGCCGGCTGGCCAAGTCGATCGACGACTTCGGCATCGACACCGCCAAGAAGGACGGCCGCAACCAGTACTGCAAACCCTGCAAGGCGATCCTGTCGAAAGAGTCGCTCGCCCGACGGAAAGCGAGAGGCGGCACCGACGTCACCCGCCGCCCACGTACTGCGCGGGTTGAAACCTCGACGACGAGTCCCTCGGCCGGCATGGTGGGGTCGGCACCCCCCACCGTCACATTCGACCCGGACCCCCCCCTGTCGCTGAATGGAGACTGGCGGGCCCGACTGGAAGACCCGACCCTCAGCCGACTGACCTGGATCCAAGAAGCACTGGGGATCCCCACCCTCGACGAGACCGCCGCGGTCTGCCGACTCATCACCGAAGGAACCTCCCAATGAGACGAGCCGCGCTCGCCCTCACCATCATCCTCGCCCTCCCCCTCACCGCCGCCGCATCCGACTGCGTGGAGGCAAACGTCGAATGGGTCGAACTCGACGGCGGCTACCTGTCGCCCCTATGGCATCCGACCAACGTGGTCGATGGGATCCGCACCGCGATCGAAGGCCACTTCCTCCTCGTCCACTACGGCGAATCCCCCGACACCGACACGATGGAAGGCGTCGTCTCCGTCGACCTCACCCCCGACGTCGTTGGGGCGTCGGTCTGTGGGGATGGACTAGTCACCCTGGACCGGACCCCGATCGTCGAAGGCGGGGAATCCTGGGAGCTGCCACCGGTGGTTGTCGACCTTGAGGAACTGTGGGGATGGTGGGACCCCGCGATCCGCCTCCGACTCGGCGCCTGGTGAGAACGGTGCTGTGGACGTGGGCCGGACTCAACGTCGGGTTCCTAATCGGCGCATGGTGGGCGACCAGACCCTTCCGAGAGGATGAGGATGGTTAGACGCAACCCCACCGCCACTTGCGTCCTCGACGGCTGCTCCCGACCCGCCCGCGCCGGCCAGACCGTATGCACCGACCACCACCACCTGACCGTTTTGCAGCATGAGATCGCCCGCCTCCAATCCACTCAGGGCTCCCCCTTCGAGGGACTACTCGCCCGGTTTCCTGATGTGCGGCGGCTGCTCGAGAACCTTGCCGAACTCGCCGACCGCGCCCACCCATTGAAAGGTTCTCAGATCGCGGTGACCGCACGCTCGAGGGGGCATGGTCAATCCGACGGGATAGTCGTCCTCGGCGACCACATTGCGAGACCCGGCTACTCGGCTTCGGTGAAACGGGATGAGGGGGCGTTGGGTGCTGCCGTCGCCGTCATCGTTGGCGCCCGGGTGAAGTTGGACCGGATGTTGGACCCCCATGAGGACGGGGGGAAGGATCCCCGGCCCCGCTGCGGCCGGTCCGCCTGCTCGGGTCGGAACGTCCGCCAGCCGGTGAATGCGAAAGTGTGCTGCTTCTGCGCTCTCCCGTTGAGTGAGAGGGCATCAGAATCGTCCGAGAGCGGCCCTGGCCTCTCGTTGGTGGCTGATGCCTAAGAGCACCAAGAAGGAGTTGTACGCCCTCCGTGAAGAGGTCTTCATTCGGGACCACTACCGGTGTGTCTGGCCGGGGTGTAGTGGGCCGAGGTCCCTGGCCTTGATCGACGGTGGTCTCCAGCTCGCCCACCTAGTTCATCGCGGCATGGGAGGCTCAAAGTATGCGAACCGCCCCGAGAACTGCGTGACCCTCTGCTCGTTCCACCACGACATTTTCGACGGTCGGGACGGCAGCTCGAATGTGAAACGTGAGATTGCGTTGATGTTGAAAACGGTGGCGTCGGTCGGGGATGGTGGGGTAACCCCATGAGCCCTACTGAAATCCGATTGGCGCTTGCCTGGTACGACGACGTGTTCGGTGAACTGGACGGACTCGCCACTACTGCTCCCCGAACATTGAAGAAGCTAGCGGAGGCGGCTAGGGCTTACGCCGACCTACTCGACCAGGGTGTGGAGTTAGAAATTGATCCGCTCGGGATGACCAACCGATATGTGGAGTCTGGTCGTTATCTGGTGGTACGGATAGGAGACACCGAATGAGCGACCAACTCAAAGAAGCGTTGGACTGGCTACCTAATGGCTGGCGCAATCTGACCGACGACCAACTCGATCTGATCGGAAACGCTGCTTGTGCTTGGTCTGAGTTCCCCACTCCACAGCAAGTAGAAGCCGCAGCTAAAGCGATGGTTGAGATTGCGTTCAGTGCTAACGATGGCGTTCTCGAAGCAGACCGCCAAATGGCGCGTGCTGCTTTGGAGGCTGCCCACAAGGAGGACCGATGATTGCCCCGCCGATTATTCATTACGGATGGTGGCCCTTTGGTCGCTGGTTGGAATGCCCTGCCTGTGGCCGTGAGTTCACCGATGCCCGCTGGTTCCGCTTCCACTACCGGGCTGCCCACAAGGAGGACACCAGATGAGAGTTAAATGTTGGTTCGACTTCGATGATGCGGAGTGGGAGACAGGCACGCCGGGTCACACCTGTATGTTGCCTGACGGTCACGAAGGCCCGCATGAGCCAACTCCTGACGATCAGATCATCATTTCATTTGTGGGGGACAAGGAGGACACCAAAACATGAGCGACGACCCGTATTTCCCCAACGACGAGAAGCGAATCGAAATCCGCATCCTCCTGCCGCTACGAGGACACGCCGCCCCCTGGGAAGTCGCCAAGACTGTTATGGCGGGCATAGACGAAAACGCCACTGCCCTGTTCGGAAACTTGGAGTGGTATTCAGCCGCGGATCTGATCGACCCCAAACCCGGCATCTATTCATCTCGGGTGTTGTCTCTAGTTAGGGATGGGGTGTCAGGGTGAGAACCGTCATAGACCTGGTGGACTTCGGAAAGGAAACCCCCGAATGAGCGCGCCAGGACTCAAAGTCGCCTTCACCGAACACCGCCTCGCCTACAAGTCTGCTCGGTTCGACGGGTGGGATCTCACCTGCGTTTGTGGATGGGCCAAGAGCGCCTTACACCCGGCGACCATGCATCCATCCTATTCGGAGGCGGAACTGGTCCAGGCCCAGGCTGCCCATGTTCGACACATGCTCCTCGTCCACGACCAGCAGACCCACTCCGACTCTAACTGTGGCCGGTCCTGCATTTATTCACGAATGTTGGAGGCTGCTCACAAGGAGGACACCAAAACATGAGTTATCGCAACGAGTGGCGTTGTCTCCGTCATGGTCGCAATGCGAGCCTGATCCCAAACGGTGAAATCTGGTGCGCTACCGGGATCGAACGGCGAGAACCCTGCGAACTCCAATCTGTCACCGCTGCCTTCTGGTGCTACGCGCATGGGTCGTCTGGCCCTGAACACGGCATCTGTTGGAGAGGGGTAGCCCTTCATTTGGCGAAGCAAGATTGCGAACTGAACCCGGTTGGGGTGTCCGGGTGAGAACCGTCATAGAAGGGGCCTAGCAGCGCATGAGAGCCACCAGGATCCGCCGAGAGGACCTTGAAGCCGTGGTCAAAGAGTTGGCCGGGGTCGACCCGATCACACACTCCCACGAAGGATTAGACGACGAGTGCCTGTTCTGCGGAGCGTGGGACCTGTCCTCCGCCCACACCATCAACCACAGCCCCTCCTGCCTTTGGGTCCGAGCCCGCCAACTGGTCGACCTCGGGCTGCCGGAACGTCACCAGATCAAGGCGGGTTAGGTTCAATCCGAAGGCCGCTAGTTTTTAAATCTTGGGGGGGTGGGTACGGCCGCAACCCATTCCTAGACCCCTCTTCGGAGGATCCCGGTCGGGTCGGTCGTGTATGACCCCACCCCCCCAACCCTGCCGTAGCCGCCTCGAGCATTCTCTCCCCTGCCCCGATTGGGGGTTACGGGAGCCCTTTTGAGGGAGGGGTGGCTACGGGGGGTACTTCATATAGGGCCAACCCTCCCGGTTACCTGCCCGCCCATTCGTTATGTCAAGTAGGGCTCTGACGTTCGATGACGTTGCAGAACGGGCGGAAACCCCCGGCCGGTCCTCGCGTGACCTCATATAAGGCCCGCAAAAGAAATCGAAAAAAGGGTCTTGTAAACCGTCGGGTTCCATGCCCATAATGGCCCCGTCGGAAATACCGACCCGCCGAGTCATACCGGCGGAGTGCTTTAGGAGGCACAAATGAGAGGCACAGCCCTACTCGTAGCCCCGGCCCTCTTCGCCCTCGCGATAGCGGCCCTGGTCCTGACCCTGGCCGGCCAAATATGAGCCTGGACACGATCAAACGAGGCCGACATGAAGCAATCCCGCTTCCCGGGCTCCCCCGCACCGAAAAGGCGATCGCCGCGGACCCCCAACCCGGCGACCTCTACCACACGTCGTGGGGATACGACCAGACCAACACCGAATATTTCGAGGTTGTGAAACGGACCCCCGGCACCGTCACCCTCCGCCGGATCGCCGCCCGGATGGGCGACGAAACCCACGGAGAGAACCCCCGCAACGTGTACCCCGCCCCCGGTCACTACATCCGGGATTGGGGAATCGACGGGAATGCACCCTGGACAGCCGACAGCGGGAAGGTCTACGGGAACGCCGCATATGAGAAGGCCGAACGTGACGGGTTTTCGGAGAAGGTCTGCCGACTCCAGACGAAACCCCGCAAATGGCAGGCCGCAGACGCCGAACTAACCCCCGGCGCCTCGCTGCACATAGACGACGTTCGCAACGCGTGGCCTTATGA